CGATGAAATCAAAAGTATTATAGATGAAGACCTTAGCAAAGCCAAAGTTATAGGATTGATAATCAATCCAAATGACAACCTCTCTTCTGGAGATTTACAGATTAAACTATATACTGACAGTTCAGGAGCTACCGAAAAAAAGAGCATAAATTTAAGGGCAGTAGACGGTTGGGAATGGGTAAGATGTGTTCATTATCTCAATGACCCTACTTTAACCTCGATTAAATGTATCGGAATCAAGGCAACTACAGATATTACTTTTTATCTGGCGGAGGTTTATGTTTTGGAACTCCCTCAAGGGATACACAATATAGCAATGAGGGCATGTGCCAATATGGTGAAATTAGCTTATGCCAACAGGGAAAGTCCGGTAATTACTATTGATGATATGAATGCTCAATTAATCAAAGACGAAATATTGACTCCTGAATTAAGAAAAGAATTAAGTATCTATAAGAAAAAAGCCAATTTCGGGATAGGAATAGTAGAAGGCAAAATATATGTAGAGGACGATAATGACTGAAGGAATTATTTTAGAAGTTGACCCAAAAGAATTAGAGAAATTCTGGAAAGTACCGGAAGAAGTAGGCAAGAGAAGTTTTAAGTATCTGGCGCAGGAAATCCATGCTGGATTTATTGATGAAAGTCCGGTAGATAAGGGAAAATTGCAGAAATGGAAACGTAAAAAAGTAAACGACTGGGAATACATGATTTATGATGGTCCCGAATATGCTTTATATGTTGCTTTGGGGACTGGGATTTATGGACCCGAAAAACGACCTTATACCATACGAGCAGTTAATAAAAAATGTTTGCATTTTGTCTGGAAAGGTCAAGAGATATTTGCTAAACACGTAACCGTTCAAGGACAGCGACCGAATCCTTATCACGAAAGAGGAGTCAAAAGAGGTGTTGACCGGATAGATGAATTTATACGGAAAGCACAGAGGGAGGTAACAGGTGGAGTCTAAAACATTAGAACAAGCTATTGATGATATTATGGAAGCTATTGAAACAACCTTGAAAAATGCTATCAATGTAGACGGTGGGAAGTTGCACGATGTGAAAAGTCTAATAATGGGTGGCAAAACTTCTCAAAGTCCAAAAACTCCCGGACTCTGGGTAGGGCAAGGAGAAGCAAGATTAGTACCGGAAGACAGCTATCTGAAAACCGAATGCTGGGCTATGGAAATTGCAGTAGTGAGTGTAATCTATAATACTGACCAATACCAAGGCGAAAAAGATGCCAATAGTTTAGCCGCAAGAGCTAAAAGTGTTTTAATAGCTGACCGGACTTTGGGATTTGACCATGGAACATTTTTTAGTGATATTAGAAGTTCAAGATTTATAGGAAGCAATCCCGAATTTATAACCAAATCTGGGAACTTATTTAGCGCAATATATACCTGTGAAGTTTATTTCACAGTAATCGAATAAGAAAGGAGAAAGGACAATGGGAACAGTTAGAAGATATTTAGGTTGTTGCGAGGAAGAAAATTTTAATCCGGCAGTACCACCTGAAGCCAAGTTTCATATTGAAATCAGTTCAGCAGGATTAGATGTACCAGCCAATCCGAATGTAGAATTTGAAAGCGGACTGTATCGAGGTAGGCGAGAAATCAGACCGGGATATTATACACCTTCTGGAAATATTGTATTTCCGATTAATGTTAGGGCAATAGGTTATTTTTTGAAATGGGCATTAGGGGAATATAAATTTACCGATGGTGGAGCAGGAACTAACACTCATGAAATCTATGGGAAAGAAGGTACAAGTTTACCAAGTTTCACAGCCAGAATAGGAAAGGACGCATTTGAACATATCTTTACCGGAGTTACAATTAATTCCTTAAATTTGGAGATTGGTGGAGATTGGTTATTGTGTACGATTGATTGTTTTGCCGGGAAAGACCATAAAGGAACTCTAAAAGAAATCGCAGATTTAGATTTATTTGAAGAGAAGATGTTGACCTTTATAGCCGCAGGTGTGACTTTCGGTAGTACATCTTATAATTGCAAAATCAAAAACATGACGATTAACATAGCCAACAACATAGATGCACCGGGAGGCAAAGGAATCGGAACTCGTTATCCATGCAGATTCCCAGTAGGGGCAAGAAATGTCAATTTAAGTGGTACTTTGCATTTTGAAGATGAAACCGAATATGCAAAATACTGGGGAGATAATGACGGAATACATGATACCGACAGTCCGGGAAATGAAGAAATTATTATTACTATTGATGGCGGGACTCCGGGCAGTTTAGAGTTGAAATTCCCGAAAGTACAGTATACTCAAGTTGGAGCACCACCAAGCGGTAGAAGTCCGATAGACCATTCATTTAGTGCTTATGCGATAGTGGACACTACAACCTTAGCAGATGCAGTAACCGAAGTTGACACCGAAATGTTAGCTACTTTAGAAAACAACAATGATGATATGGACGAAGATATTGAAAGTTAAAATTAAAAAAGGAGAGCCATTATGTTAACAAAAGAAGACCTTTTAAAAGGTACCCGAAAAACCAAAAAAGTTATGATTGAAGAATTAGGTGGGGAGATTGAAATCAGACCATTAAATGAAGAACAATGGGCAGAAATTGAAGCTAAACGAGTTGAGATGTTTCAAGTAGATGTAGTACCGGTAATGAAAAAAGACAAATCAGGAAAAGAAGTTTATGACCCGGAAAAAACCAGAGAAAACATCAAATTCAAATCGACTTTAGGCAAAGGCAAAAAGACAGAATTTGAGATGGATATATTAACCTGTAAATATGGAATGACTATAGACATAACAGAAGATGAACTTAAACAAATTTCCCCACCGGGAATTGTAAAGAAAATAGCTCAAGAAATTATGAACATCAGTAAGGTAACAAAGGAAGAGTTGAAAGAACTGGAATCCTTTCGTACAAAGTAACGAGGGTATAGAGTTATACAATATGCACATGATGGGATTCAAAATAGTAAACACCTATCAGGAAATGACCCGCAAACAAAAACTATTCTTTCAGCTTATGATAAAAGAACTCAATAAAGATAGAGCAGTTGAAAGTAACGAAAAGGATAAAGCTATGGAGATAATCGAGAGGAGTAGAAATGGCACAATCAATTGATTTTGTTATAAAAGCCGTAGATGAACTAACTCCGGTTGTCCAAAAAATAGAACAGAATACCAAAGGTGCTACTGAAAACATGAAGGCACATTGGGATAAAGTTGGCGGTAATTTACAGAAAATAGGCATAGCTATCGGGGCTTTAGGTGTAGGTATTGAAGCTTTAGCCAGAAGCCAAGCGCCAATGGTAGAACAGACTCGTAGAATGAGTGAAGTTTTAGATATGTCCGAAGATTCCATGAAAAGGTTAATTATCGAAACTTCAAATGTTACCTTTCCATTAAGTGAAGTTATTGACCTTATGGAATTAGGCAGTCAACAGGGAATCAGGAGTGCCGAAGCTCTACAGGAATACGCTTCATTCTGGGATATGGTAGGAGATGCCACCGGTGAAAACTCAAAAGCATTAGCTGAAGCAGGTGTTGCCTTAAAAGCGGTAGGGGTTGCCGCTGGAGAAGAAAAAGAAGCATTAGCCGCTTTCGGGTATATTACTCAAGAAACCACTGGAGATATTGGGGAGTTTTTACAATTCTTGAATATGTGCGGTCCCGAATTGAGGGAATTAGGGCTTGATATAAATGATACAGCCGCATTAATGGGAGCATTGGAAAAAGAATTTGGAATGACCGCAAGAGTAGCCAGACAGGAATTTCGTAAGGCGGTGAATGAATCTAATGGTGACCTTAATGAAATGATTAAAATTTTAGGATTGACTGAAGAACAATTTGCATCTTATCGTGGTGAAGTGGAGGCAAGCTCTGGAGTTATCGAAAGGAATGCTGAAATCCATGAAAAATCCTTTACTGCTATGCAAAAAATGCAACATTGGTTTGGTGAAGTTAAGTTTGCCATGAGTGGATATATTGAAACAGCCGCAGGAATTGCACCTTTAATGACTGGGATAGGTAGTGCTATGACGATAGTTGGCACGATAATGAAATCTAATTTCTTCCCATCTATTATGTTGGCAGTCAAAGGTGTTTGGGCTTTTACCACAGCAATATTAGCCAATCCTCTAACTTGGTGGATTGCAGGTATAGGGGCGGTGATAGCCGCAATCGTTTTACTTTGGAAAAACTGGGAAGTGGTAACCGAAGCCATAACAAAAGCCATTGATTGGATTGCTGAAAAATTTGGCTGGTTAGGTGAAGGCATAAAATGGATTGCTGAAAAATTAGGGCTTTATAAAGAAACAGTTGACGAAGCCGTAGATACAACCGAAAAATTAGCTGAACAGACGGAAGACACCGCTAACCGTATGGAAGTTTTAGCTGATGAAGAAGAAAGGATTTTAGAAACTTCTCGATTATTAACAGAAGAAAATGCTAATTTAGCAGATAGCTTTGGTGGGGTTGCCGATAGTGTAAATTATGCAACAGAAAGTTTTGAAGAATATTACCAACGAATGCAAAAAGAACAGGAAGAATACCAAAAACAATTAGAAGAAAATCTTGCATGGGAAGAAGAATTACGAAAAGAAAAAGAAGAAAAAACGGGAACTGACAAAAAACCAATTTATAAAATAATAGATTCTCAAGGGAATGTAATAGGTGCTACTAATATGCCTCAAGACTATACAAATGTAGAAGGTATAAGATTAGAGAAACTTCATACCGGAGGAATATTTAACGCACCGACTCCGGGCGGTGAAGGTATAGCTATTTTAAGAGATAAAGAAGAAGTCAGGCTTCCCGGACAAAGCGGGGCAATTATAAACATCGAAAAAGGTGCTATTGTAATCAATGCCCAAAGATTAGATAATCG